CGGTGTGTGTGTGTGTGTGTGTGTGGATGAAGCAAAAATTGTGTGATAGCTTTCCATCCAACAATGGTGGTGGTTAAATAAATGTCCAATGTAACCGACATCCAAAAACTACTACTGTTGTAACTTTCAAAATATAAGCTTCAATATTTATTTGTGGTAGCAATAATATAGTATGTCTTATGGTATAAAAATAAAATAGTTAGTTAATATAACTATATAATATATAAAAGAATATAAAGTAAACTTTATATAAGAAAGGTATTGACTTTCTGTATTCGATATGATATAATAAGGAGGTAGAAAAGAAATGGCTCGTTCAATGACGAAGTCTGGTGTCAGTGTAGATGACTGGCTTACAGATGATGGTCTCTTGTTGTTAGAGAGCTGGGCAAGAGACGGATATACAATGACAGACATATCCAACAAAATCGGTATCGACAATGACTGCTTCCTCAGATGGAAAGACAGATACCCTGAAATTCGTAAAGCAGTTTCTAAGGGTAAAGAACTTGTTGATTATCAGGTTGAGAATGCTCTGTTAAAATCTGCATTGGGGTATAAAACCAAGGAAGTAAAAGTGACAACTACTATGAGATATGGTAAAGTGGTAGAAACCATAAAAGAAGTCACAGACAAAGAAATTGCTCCTTCTGTACCTGCAATTCAGATGTGGCTGTATAATCGTAACAAAGACAAGTGGAAGAATATGAACAATGCCAAAGGTATGTTTGATGATATGGAAGAGGATAGCTCCATTGAAATCACTGTTACCAGAGCTAACAAGAATGAAACAACCAATGGTGATGCTCCATCCGCTAGTGATGATGATTATGATACAGCTGTAGAGGAAAAAGAAGTAAAGGTAAGAAAGCGTACAAAGGCTGAAACCGAAGCAGTCGAAAAATCGAAAAAAAATAAAAAAGCGAAGCAGGCTGCCGACACTGTAGTTGAGGAGGAGTCCGACAATCAGGAGGTCGACTTAGATGAGTGGCCTGAAGATTGGGAGGACGAAGATGAAAATAACTAAAAAAGTAAGTCCTGCCTTTGAGGACTTTATTTTCAACTGGGACTATGAACAGTATCTGCTAATCGGCGGGTACGGTTCAGGTAAGTCATACCATATCGCATTCAAAATAATACTAAAGTGTTTGAATGAGAAAAGAAAGGTATTGGTAGTTCGTCAGGTATACGATACAATCTATGAAAGTTGTTATGACCTATTCTGTGAGATACTGGACGAGATGCATATTCTCGCCTACGATTACAATGAGTTCAAAAAGAAGAAAAACAAATGTGTAGCTTTGAAGTCTCCGCTCCGTATCCGTTTTCCAAATGGTGCCCAGATTATCTTCAAGGGTATGGATAAGCCCGAGAAAGTAAAATCTATCAATGGTGTCAGTATCGTATGGATGGAAGAGTGTTCAGAGACTTCCCCCGAAGCATACAAAGAGCTCCTTGGTCGTATCCGTACTCCTGATGTGAGTATGCATTTCATTTTATCTTGTAACCCCGTCAATCGTGAGAACTGGGTATATAACCAATTCTTTGAAAGGGAGACAGATAAGGGTAAGAAAATAACTATCGTAGATGAAAACAAATTTTACGAGAAAAAGTGCTTAATCAAGAATGGTATATACTACCACCACAGTATTCCATCAGACAATCCTTGGTTGCCGTGGCAGTACCTTCGCCGACTTGATGATTTGAAGAACTACGACTACCCCCTGTATATGGTAGCTCGTTGGGGTAGATTTGGAGCTTCTGGTACCAGGGTATTCCCTCAGTTCAGAGTTGCAGACAAATCGACAAACTTCAAAGCTCGTGTCCAGGCATTGGGTATCGAAAATCAGTACTTTGGTTTCGACTTTGGGTTTGAAGAGTCGTACAACTGTGTACTTAGTATGTCGGTAGATGTACAAGAAAGCATATTATATATCTGGGATGAAATATATGTAAACCATTTGACTGACCCGCAGATGGCAAGACGTCCCGATATGCAAAAGTTAAAAGACCGTCTTGACAATTATTATCAGATGGGATATAATAAAATCATAGTGGCAGATAACGAAGACCCGAAGGCTATACAATACTATCGTCAGATGGGCTTCCTTATCAGAGCTTGTAGAACTAAGTTTAATGGTTCTCGTATCAGTAATACCAGAAAGGTAAAGAGATTTAGACAAATCATAGTTAGCCCTAAATGTAAGAATGTCATTAGTGAGCTAAAAGACCTTACGTATCTGAAAGACAGTCAGGGTAAGGTACAGTATGACAAGTTTAATATCGACCCGCATAGCTTATCTGCTATCTGGTATGCACTCGATACAGTAACTGTGGCTGATGTTAAACAAAAGGATTTCCATTCAAAGAGAGGAGGATGGCGAAATGAAGAATATAGACTGGGTGAGGAAACTTACTAGTCGTAAGTTCTGGGCTGCAGTTGCTAGCTTCGTTAGTATGATGATTGTAGCTTTCGGTGGTACCGAAAATTCAGCTACTCAGATTGCAGCTCTTATTATGGCAGGTGCTTCAGTAATAGCATATATCATTGGTGAAGGTCTCACTGATGCTGCTAATGCTGGTACCGTTGACCTTGACAATTTAATTGAAATCGAGTCAGACGAGGAGGAATGATAAATGAGGTATGGTATTGATGTAAGTCACTACCAAAACTCAATCGACTGGCAGAGAGTGAAAGCTACCGGTAAGGTAGACTTCGTGATTATGAAAGCTATGTACGAAAGCAATAAGGCTAAGGATGAAACATTCGAAGCCAATTATGCTGGAGCTACAAATGCTGGTATCAATCGAGGAGTCTATAACTTTATCGGTAGTGTTTCTGCTTCTGACCCGAGAGCAGATGCTAATGCTCTGCTTGAAATTCTGAATGGTCGAAAGCTCGAGTTTGGTATTTGGCTTGACTTGGAGAGTGACAAGGTAAGAGCCTTAGGTAAGGAGAGACTTGAGGATATAGTCGAAAAAGAACGTAGGTTGTTTGAAGCAGCCGGATATACAGTTGGTATCTATTGTAATACTGATTGGTACGAACATGTTATATCTGACAAAATCAAAGATGTGTTCGCCGGTAAGTTTTGGATTGCTCGTTATCCAAAGAACGATAAGGGTGAAGTTGTAAATAAACTGAGTCCCAGAAATAGTTATCCTGAGAGTATCGGTTGGCAGTATTCCTCAAAGGGGAAGATTGATGGTATAGTTCCTAATGTTGATTTAGATATGTTCTGGGGTGAGGTGAGTTCAGAAATGCCGAAGAATGTTTATTCTCGTGCTACAATAAAAGATAACTGCGAAAAGTATGTTGGAGCTAAGGAAGGCTCAACCGGTCACCTTGAGGTATTGAATATCTACAACGGTAATCAACCACTTCCTCGTAAGTATGCTGTAAAACCTACAGATGCTTGGTGTGCTACATTTGCTTCGGCTATGTATATACTTGCCGGCTATCAGGATATTTTCCCGATTGAATGTAGCTGTAACAAGATGATAGAGAAAGCTAAGTCAATGGGTATCTGGGTAGAACAGGATAGTTATGTACCCAATATCGCTGATGCAGTTCTCTATGATTGGCAGGATAATGGAGTAGGAGATAATACCGGTTCAGCAGAACATGTCGGTATCGTAACTTATGTAAATAAGGATGCCGGCTATATGGTTGTTATAGAAGGCAATTACTCAGACTCTGTTAAGAAGCGTACAATCAACCTCAATGGTAAGTATATCAGAGGATTTGTGGTACCTAAGTTCACTACCGATGGAATTGATGTTCCACATCCTACTTATGTGAAAGATATAAATACTCTGGCACATGAAGTAATTGCTGGTCAGTGGGGCTCAGGTGAAGCAAGGAAAAACAATCTTGAGGCAGCAGGTTACAATTATTCAGAGGTTCAGGCTCGTGTAAATGAGATTTTGAATACTCCAAAGATTGTAGCTGTATCTGTACAGGATAAAGCAGTAGTAGCTACTTCAAAAGCTACAAAGATTGACAATAGTTTAGCTGGTGAATATATAACCACAGCTAATCTGTATATGAGAGACGGAGCCGGTACAAACAAAAAGGCTTTGGTTAAGATACCAAATGGAACAAAGGTTCAGAATTTTGGTTATTATTCAGTAGCCAATGGAGTTAAGTGGCTTTACATCCAGGTAAGTCTTGGAGGTATCAAATATACAGGTTTCAGTTCATCAGCATATTTAAGGAGGTAATCAGGTGGGACAGCTTAACGAAGAGGAAAAGGTTGCTCTGGTTGACGAGTCTACTGAGTTCCTCAGGGTTTACAACCGAATACCTTATGCCTTGATAAGGGCTGAAGTAGAAACAGGTGTACAGGATGTTCTTGACGAGATAGATGAAATCTGTAAGTACTATAAAATCTACAAGAAAGGTAAGAACTTTAACGTAGAGGGTACTAATGGAGATTATGTTCCGGCAAGACTGAAGTACAAGATGTCTGCTTCACTCATAAATAAAGAGGCCAGGTTCCTCTTCGCTGAGCAGCCTGATATTAAGGTTGAACCGAAAGGGGATGTCGGTAAAACAACTCCTGAGTCAAAGCAGGCTCTTACAATTATGAACGACCTACTTGATACAATCCTCAGTAAAAATAAGTTTGAGGATATTCTGATTAAAGCAGCTCGTGATTGCTTTATCGGTAAAAGAGTTGGTTGTTTGGTAAACTTCAATGAGGAAGATGGTGTGACAATTACGTTCTTACCATCAATGCAGTTTATCTATGAAACAAAATTGGGAAATCCCAATGTACTTACAAAGTTTGTCAGCTTTACTGTAGCTAAAGACTCTACGGTTCAGGTTGATAAAAGAGTGTTCAAGAAGAAATTTACTTTGGAAGATGATGGTTTCGCATACATCGAGGAAATCATGTATGATGGTACCGGTCAGCAGATAGAGGTTGTGACAGAGAAGCAACCTACAAAGCTGAATTTCATCCCGGCTGTAGTAATTATCAATGATGGTTTATCAGGTGAGACACTTGGTGAGTCTGAAGTTGATTTACTTATGGACTATGAAATGTGGTATTCTAAACTTTCAAATGCTGATAGTGATGCAGAAAGAAAGTCAATGAACCCTACAAAGTATGTGGTTGATATGGAGAATAACTCCACAAAGAATTTGTCAACAGCAGCCGGTGCATTATGGGATTTAGGTTCAGACCAGAACCTTGAGAATGCTCATACTCAGGTTGGTATTCTCGAACCACAGATGCATTATAGTGAAGCATTGAAAACTTCACTTGAAAGAATTAAGACTACCGGTTATGAACAGGTTGATATGCCGAACATAACAAATGAAACAATGTCTGGTACAATTACATCTGGTAAAGCACTCAAGGCTATCTATTGGCCGTTGATTGTTAGGTGTAAAGAGAAGATGAAAGTTTGGGGTCCTGGACTTCAGTCTATGGTTGATATTATCATACAGGGTAGTATGATTTATCCGAACTGTATCAAGAAGTACACAGATGATATTGTTACTCCGGTAGCCTATGAAATTTCTGTAGAGCAGAATACTCCTTTACCTGAGGACGAGATAGAGGAAAAGACAACCAATCTTGCTGAGGTTGAAGCAGCTGTAATGTCAAAGAAGTCATATATGAAACGTTGGTATCATTTGACTGACGATGAAGTAAATGATGAATTGATGCAGATTGCTCTTGAGCGACAGATACTCGACGATAGTTCGTTTGACTTGAATAATGGCTATAATGGTGACAATAAGTTCATCAATCCTGGTGTGGATGATTTTAATATGGCCGGTGTAAATAGTATCAAATCAGATGGAACTGATGATATGTCAGACGATGGTACACACGATGTACCGAATGAGAGTACCGGTGATGTGAATGATGCAGCTTCAAGTTTCTCTGGTGGTCAGAGATATACTGGTTTTCAGAGACAGACTACCAAATTGAATGCTACACAGACAACGTCTCTCATAAGAATTATACAGCAGTATAAGTCAGGTTTATTAAACATAAATCAGGCTGTGAGCATAATGCAGTCTATGGGCCTGGACGAAACATTTGCTCGTAAGCTGTTAGAGGACGAAGAGAAAGTAAAAGATGTCCTCGGCTGATTGGTTCTTTAAGGATGCAATCGAGGCCCGTGATGAATTAACAAAAAGACAAGAGAAGGCCATAAGGAAATCCTACAATGAATGGGCAAAGGAAGTTAGGGAAGAGGCTAATCGCCTCTCCCGTATTCCTGGCTCACAGAATGAACAGAGGCAAATGGCTGAACTTTATTATCAGCTTAGAAACGCTAGTCGACAGTTGTCAGCAGAGATAAACAACGAAGTGAACTCAAATGTAAATAATATGGGTTCGGTTGTTGTAAGAACAAATCAGAGGTGGTTAAGTTCTTTAGGTTTGAGTACAAATGCTCTTGACTATAAAATGTCAGCATCTAAAGACAGTGCTATTCGTAGTATACTTTCTGGTAATTTGTATCAGAATGGAAAACCTTTAAGTGAGAGGGTATGGAATTTAGCAGATGGAAATCTCAAAGATATATACTCAATTATTGGCAGAGGAATAGCATTAAATCAATCACCGTATGATATAGCCAAACAACTTGAAAAGTATCTCAATCCAGGTCAGCATCTTGGTTGGACAGTGAAACAATATACAGATGCTAATGGTAGAATACATATTGCTCGTATCGGTAATAATCAAGTTGATTGGAAAGCTCAGAGACTGGCCAGAACAATGCTTCAACATTCCTATCAGCAAACATTGGTGTCTCTTACAAAAGACAATCCATTTGTTACCGGATATATCTGGCATGCAGATGGAGCTAATGCTTGTGAATTATGTATGGATAGGGATGGTCAATTCTATAAGGCAGAAGAATTACCACTTGACCACCCAAACGGCCAATGTGATTTTGAAGTCGCAATAGATGAAGATAAGGCAAGGAATGATTTGGCTGGCTTTTTTGAAAACCCGATTGAATATCCGGACATACAGAGATTTGTCTCGGATTGAAGATTGTGAGGCCTCCCTCCTGGGGCCTCTCAGTTCTTCCAGTTTCGATTGAAAGAATATCAGTCGGTAAAATATAGGTCTGAAAATTGAAGGCCTCTTTAAGGGCCTGATATGGGTCCAAAAAGATGGTCTGATTTTTAGGTTTATGAGAAAACAATCAAAAATTTTCAAAATAAGTATTGACTTATAACTTACTTTATGGTATAATAGAAAGGTGAGAGAGAAAATGGAAATAAATCAAGGTACAATGACTGCTAAAGTTGAATGTAAGAAATGTAAATCAGTTTTTACGATTGGTCCCGGTAATATTACATTCGATAAAATGTACGAAGATGAAAATGGACGCTCAATATTCTTAACGTATTTCGATTGTCCGGATTGTCAAGAAAGACATTACGTACAGGTAGATAATCAACAATCTCGTGAGGTTAAAAAGAAAACTCAGAGAATGTTTGCACAGCTTTCGGTTATGAGAAATAAAAACAAACCAATACCGAGGCAACAGCAAAATAAGTTCAATAAGCTACGTAAGGACCTGAATGACCGTAGGTTTGAACTTATGAAGCAGTATGATGGTTCAACAGTGACCGACACAGAAACCGGAGATAAAATCAAATTGAACTTCACTATTGTATGAGCTGTTAAGCATAAAATCATTTAGAATTGTCAGTAATTAGAAGTCAAGCGAAAAGGTTAATTAAATTTAGTTCAGTGAGCCGGTACCTAACTCGATAGTTTAGGATATACTATAACACCGTGGTTATCACGGAATTTTATGATGAAAGGTAAAAAGGTGTTAAAATGGCTGACACAGAAAACAAGAAAGACGGAATTGATACCGCAGACCAGACTGGTGCAGGTAATGATACCAACACAACTGGAGAAGCGAATGCACAGAATGATACAGGGTCTGATGCTGGTTCAGAGAATACTTCTGGTTCTGGAAGTACTGAAAAGACTTTCACTCAGAAGCAGGTTTCCAGTATGATGGCTAAGGAAAAGCGACAGGGAAGAGATGCTGCTTTCAAGGAAATGGGTATTGACCCTAACGATAGCAAGATGGTAAATATGTTTAAGGCTTTTATTCAGAGTCAGAAAACAGATGAACAGAAAGCTAACGAAGAGGCAGCAGCTCAGGCAGCTAAGATTGCAGAGGCAGAACAGAGAGCAATGGTTGCAGAGGCTAAGGCTGAAGCAATGCAGCTTGGTGTACTTCCTCAGTATGCAGATGATGCTGTTACTTTAGCTCTTTCCAAGATGTCTGATGATACAGACCTTAAGTCTATCATCGGTGAGCTCAAGACCAAATATCCTGTTTGGTTTGATGCTTCCAATGCAGGAGCTGATGGTAAGAATGCTACAGGTCAGAAGGGTACAGGTGCTTCTGTTAACAATTCATCTGATAAGGGTGGAAAGGAAAACAAAGGTATGGGTGCTCGTCTGGCAGCACAGAGAAAGACCGCTAATGGAGCTAATAAAAAGAGCTTCTGGTCATAATTTCAAGGAGGTAAACAAACATGTTTAACAGGGATGGTATTAAATCAACCACCTATGGTGCTCCTGTTCAGATTTTGGCCAATGTTGAACTTCAGTATTCTATGGGATGTAGAGTACCTCAGTCACTTGGTACAGATGTTGCAGGGGTAGGCAAGATTGCAAAGGCCGGTACTCCGGTATTTATTGACCTTGGTTCAAGAGAAGCAGTTCCCGTTGCAGCTCCTGGTGCTGTTACAGAGACAGCTACCGGTTCTGTTGTTACAGGTGCTGGTATCACTAAGGTTGAAGTTGTAGCTGCTACTTTCAAGACTGCTGTTTCCAATACAGCTGGTACTTATAAGTTTAAGGCTACAGTTGCTGACTCAACAACAACTTGGAAGCTCGGTAACGATACTGTTACTCTTAATACTTATGGTATTTCTGTAACTGGTACAGTAGCCGATGGTGATGAAATCCAGGTTGTATTCACTGCTTCCGGAACTGTATCCGCTAATGCGGTGCTTCTCCACAATGTGGATGTAACAGCTGGAACAAAGAACGGAACGGCTCTTCTGTTTGGTTTCGTAAACTACAGCAGGCTTGAGTCTGATGTTCAGTCACTCGTAACTCCTGGCACCAAGATTGGTGATGTCCAGATTGTTAAGGGTTAAGAAAGGTAAGGAGGTAAAACGAAATGACTATTTTTGATTTGATGCAGAGTGCTGAACTCGTTGCATATTGGGAAGAGTTACTTCAGGATGAAGCTCCTTATCCTTGTGAGGAACTGTTCCCTGCTGACAAGAAGAGAGGACTTGACCTCAAGTGGCTTAAGGGTGCTAAGGGTCTCCCGGTTGTCCTCAAGACTTCCGCTTTTGATGCGGCTGCAATTCCGAGAGGAAGAATTGGCTTCGAGAAGCTGAGTGCAGAGATGCCTTACTTCAAGGAGTCTACGTACATTGACGAAGAGCTCAGACAGGAACTTAACATTGTCCTTGAGACTGGTAACCAGGCTTATATCGACTCTGTTATGAACCGTATTTTCGACGACGAAATGAGACTTCTTCGCGGTGCTCGTGCTTCTCGTGAGAGAATGAGAATGCAGGCTCTCACTACCGGTATCGTTGCTATGGCTTCTAACGGCCAGGCATTCACATACGATTACGGTATTCCTGCAGCAAACAAGGTTACTGTTCAGACTGCATGGTCTGACCACACTAACTCTGACCCTATCGAGGACATCCGTCAGCTGAAAGAGGACATCTATGAGTCTACCGGTTATGTCGTTGAGAGGGCAATGTGTGACCAGGCTACATGGAGACATATCAGAGCCAATGCAAAGATTAAGGCTGAGATTTTCGCTTTGAAGTCAACTGTCGGTGCGATTACTGACTCTATGCTTCGTGAGTATATCAGCGACCAGCTTGATGGTCTTGTTGTTAAGGTTAACGAGAAGAGATATGTCGACGAGACAGGTACTGCTGTAGCATTTATGCCGGCCAATACATTTGTAATGTTCCCCGGCACCGCTCTTGGTAAGACCTGGTTCGGTACAACTCCTGCTGAGTCTGACCTTATGACCGGTAATGCAGCTAATGTTTCTATCACAGAGACTGGTGTGGCTGTTGTTACTCATCAGAAAGTTGACCCGGTTCAGGTGGAGACTATCGTATCTATGATTTGTCTGCCTTCGTTTGAAATGGCAGATGGTGTTGGTATCATTGATACTACTCCCTAAGTAAAAAGAAGTTCGGTGGAGGCCAGGAGATTTAATATCACACCGGCCTTACCGTAGTTAAATGGAGGTAAGTCATAATGGCTATGGTAAAAATTTCTAACGGGGAAGTAACTCAGATTGTTTCTCGTGGTGCTTTTGATACTCAGTATAAGCGTCTTGGTTTTCAGATTGTTGAAGATAACAAGATTGCTGAGGTTAAGAAAGAGGTAAAGAAAGCAGCTGAGGAAAAGAAGTCTGAGGCACAGGTTCCCGACGATGATGATTTTGATGCTGATGCAGCAGATGATGATACTGAAGATGGTGATGATTTTGAGGAGCTCCTTGAGAAGCCTATTTCTCAGTGGAACAAGACAGAGGTAAAGGATTTTGCCGCTGCTAAGGGTATCGACATCCACGGTACAAAGAATGCTAATGAGGCAAAGGAAATCATCAAGAAGTATCTTGACGATGAAGCAAAGAAAGCAGCTGAGGCTTGAGGTATGAGGTGAGACTATGACAGATGTTGAACGAGTCTACAAGGAGATACGTGAGGAACAGTCTCCATACTTCGAGGATGGTGATATTGAGTATTACCTTGAGAAAAATCACGGTAATGTAGAGGCTACCATTTACGAGATGTTAATCATTAAATCTGAGGACTCGTCTCTGTCGTTGTCAGGTGTCAACACTACAGATACCTCAGGATATTTCAAACGTCTTGCTTCGAAGTATAAGCAGTTCAACTCCGGTACTTTGATTGGAGGTTGAGCTATGATAAACAACAGATTTGTTCTGTATCAGATTAAAAGGGAGATAAAACGAAATCCCACAAAACTTAAGTTCTACAGAGTAGAGTTGAATAAGTTTGGTGAACCAACTGGTAAGTCTGTTTTGTTTAGGGAGTATACAGGTTTGTATCATGAGCATGCTCCACATATGTTAGATACATATAGAATTTTAACAGGACAGACGGCAGGTGACACTCGTACAGAAAAGACACCTCAGCTTATGGTACCTTATGAGGATTTTTATTTCTTGAATGACTCTGGTGAAAAAGAATGGCATGAAGTCAAGGTCGGTGATGAAGTCGATTTGAATGGACGTAAATGTCGTGTAACCGGTGTATTGAATGTTCAGGAATGGAACCTTTTGATGGATATATCATTTGAGGAGGTGGACGACGGTGGCAATACAGGGAAGCCGAACCAGTAAAACTGGTAAGACCACAATATCAATGGAGTTTTATCGTGATAACGGAATTGTTATGGGACTTGAGTCTGTACAAAATCGTGCATCACAAAACTTTGTTCAGTATATGCAGAGACGGGCTGATGAAATAGAAGTGTATATGAAGCAAAATCATCCTTGGCAAAACCGTACAGGTAGAGCCGAGAGAGGACTTCATACTACAGTTGATGAAGTTGTAACAGGTGGTGAAGCATTAGTTCAGATTGGACTACTTCACGATGAAGGCACTTGGTATTGGCGACATCTTGAGTATGGTATGGGTAGACGATTTGCTATCATTGAACCGACTCAAAGAGTATTTGGTCCTAAACTGCTAAATGAGTTAAACTTGTCTGAGTTGTATAGATTTACAGGAAATCCAAAGAAGTAAGGAGGTGTTATATATGGCCATCAAACCTTTGGAGTTCGATTTTCAAGAGAGTAGGTGGCAGGACTTATATCTTCACCTCAAAAATAAAGGGTATGATGTTTATGCACCTGCACAAAAAGTCGGTGAGTGTACAGAACCTTATTTAGTTGTCAAGAATGACGGTTCATATCAACATGTGAATTTTTCAACCGACAGGGATATGTATGCAATTTATTGTTACGTTCCCAAATTAAGATATAGTGAGCTTGAGCCTCTCGTCCAAAGAGTGAAGCGGGATATGAGAGAATTATACCCTATGTTTCAGGTCTACGGACAACAACTTGCTTCATTTTATGACGATGAAGTTAAAGCACACTATATAGCAATTGAGTATGAGAACTACAAGAAAGTTCTTTTTATGTAAGGAGGTAGACGACAATGAAGAAGTCGAGGAATGAAATTCCTACAATTGACGTCAATCTGGTTACAATCTCGACGAGGGCAGGCAAAGAGTTTGGTTTCGATACTGCTAATCAGATTGAGGTAGAAGTACAGACAGAAGATACTGATGCCGTTCGTCTTGTTGTAAAGGGACGTTTAAGAGCACAGAAGCCTCAGGAGTCCACCATCACTGGACATGAGATTACGCTTCACGATAACGTATTCAATCCTGAGCTTGTCAAGGTACTTCAGGGTGGTACAATTCTGTACTTCGCCGATGCATCCAAGACAACCACAACTACAGAGGAGACAAAGTACGGCTTTGCTCAGTATACTCCTCCTGTAGCAGGCTCCGGTGAAAAGGGAGAGGTCTTTGAATTGAATGCTTATTCTGCTATCTACAATGCAGCAGGCGTTATCACCGGTTACGAAAAGACGGTTTATCCTAACTGCCAGGGTGTACCGGTAGCATTCAATTCAGAAGATGGTACTTTCAGAGCTCCTGAGTATACCATCAATTCAGCTCCTGATACAGGAGAGGCACCTTATACAGTATCTTGGGTAAAAGAGCTTCCTGAGCTTGACGACCCTGACCTCATTGAGGTTACTGTAACAGGAACAGATGCTTCTACTACATACGATGCAGGCGGAGCAAGTAATACATTTGATGTATCTACTATGTTCACAACAAATCCTGCTTCTGGTATTGGTGAGATTACCTACGAGATTACCGGTGGAGATAACATTGGTACCATTTCTGGTTCAACTGTTACTCTTACTGGAGTTGGTACAATCACCATTACAGCTAGTGTAGCTGCTACATCAACAACTGGTGCCGCAACCGGACATGCTGTTCTGACAGTTACAGCCGCTTGATTTGGTGGTTGACAAATAAAAGTAAAAGTGATATAATCAAGATATAGCTGGTTTGGGATAATGTAATAATTGTTCTGGGCCAGCATATCTTGTATTATAGGCTAAAAGAAAGTGAGGATAAACCAAAATGAAAACATTTACGAGAGAAGAGCTTGAGGCTTTGAACATGGATGAAATGCAGATTGAAGCTATTTTGAAACAGCAGAATACAACTGAAGAAGCTATGAAGGCTATTGGTGAGTCAGAGAACAAAGAGCAGGCAGAGAAGCCGGTAACTGTTGTAAACAATATCACAGCATTTCCTACATTGGATGAGTCAAAAATTACATCCATTGCAGACATTAAGAAATATGCTCAGGGTTCAATCGTTCAGTTACCGTCGTTTGATGGTGAACATCCTTTTATTGCCAGGGTAAAGAGACCATCACTTTTGGTTATGGTTAAGACAGGTAAAATTCCTAACAGCTTAATCAATCAGGCTACACAGCTCTTTCAGAAAGGTGCAGGTTCTCTTGGTAAGGACAATACAATTTCTGATATGTATGACATTATGGAAACCATCTGCGATGCAGCTTTGGTGTCTCCGTCATATTCAGAGATTAAAGAGGCTGGCTTAAATCTGACAGATGAACAGATGATGGCTATTTTTAGTTATACACAGCAGGGGGTAAAGGCCCTCGAACAGTTTCGTTAAGTCAGAGGAAATATTGAATGTCATAGCAATGTCAAAATTGTATGATGTTCGACCGAGTGTATTATTAGATATACCAGATGCTTATACAAGCTATTGTTTTGATGAAGCATGTGCTTATATAACATCAAGAATAAAAGATGGTGAAGAACCTGATTTTAGTGTTGTAGAGAATAACAATATTGAAAAGCCGCATTATAATTCATTAAGTGATATGTACGCTAGTATGGGTTATAAGAATGGTAGATATAAAAAGCAGTTGAATGAATAACATACGAGAAAGGAGGTAAGGCCGGTATGATACCAGTTGGAACTGCAGTTGGTTATTTAACCCTTGATTATTCACAGTTTAGCAGTAACTTAAAAACTGCAATCGGAGAAGCCACAAGTCTGAGTGGTAAATTCTCTGATACATTGGGTAAGGGACTAACTACAGTTGGTAACCAAATTGCTGGTGTAGGAAAGACTTTGACTACCGGTCTTACAGTCCCTATCGGTACGGCAGCTGCTAGTGCAGTTAAGTTTGGTGCAGAATTTGATAAAGGTATGTCAAATGTAGCAGCTGTATCTGGTGCAACTACAGAAGAGTTTGGAAAAATGAGAGAAGCGGCTATTAGCTGGGGTGAGAAAACAGTTTATACAGCTACAGAAGCGTCAGATGCACTGTATTATATGGGTCTTGCAGGATGGGGAGCAAATGAGTCTATTGCTGGTTTAGGACCTGTACTTAATCTGGCTGCAGCAGGTGACCTTGAATTAGGTCGTACTTCTGATATTGTAACAGATGCAATGACTTCTATGAAGTTGGCAGCAGGTGAGCTGAATAAGGATGGTATAGAAAATACAATCCATTTCACAAACAGCCTTGCAGCTGCTATGAGTAATTCAAATACTGATGTAGACCAGATGGGAGAAGCATTTAAGTATGTTGCTCCTTTGGCTGGTGCATTAGGATATGACATCAATGATTTGTCTTTAGCTTTAGGTCTTATGGCTAACGTAGGTGTAAAGGGTTCACAGGCTGGTACAGGTTTAAGACAGGCTCTGAAAAATCTTATTGCTCCTACAGATAAGGCTCAGGCTTATATGGATAAGTTTGGTGTAAGTTTGTATGACGATACCGGTAAGGCCAAAGATATGAGAACCTTTATGGAGGAACTCAGAGGAACATTTGGTGATTTGTCGGTAGATATATATGACTCTAATGGAGAATTAAAATCTGCAGAGCAGATAATGGAAGAGTATGGTCATAGCTTACCTACTACTCAGCAAGAGAAATTGAATGCTATTGTTGAGATATTTGGTACACGAGCTCTTCCTGGTATCTTAGGTATTATCGAACAGGGTGACGATAAGTTCACTGATTTGGCAGATGCCATTGATGGTTCAGATGAAGCCTTTGTAAAATATAATGGTGATATAATGCCAATGAAAGAAGCCCTTGAAAAGTTCGGTGATAGTGTATATGATACTACAAAGGGATTTGAAATTCTTGGAGCTGCTGAAGGTATGGCACAGATACAGATGGATAACTTACAGGGTGACTGGATAAGGTTTACATCTGCATTAGGTACATCCAAGATAATGATTTCAGATTTGGTTAAGGATAGCTTACGTGGATTTGTTCAGAAACTCACAGAGCTTGTTCAGTGGTTTAATAGTCTTGATGATGCACAGAAAAAGCATATCCTCAAGATTGCAGCTATTATAGCAGCTATTGGTCCATTACTTCTTGTATTTGGTAAGACAGTAGCTGGTATTGGTAGTATGATAACCGGTTTCCAAAAGATGTCACAGGCATTCAATCTGATAAAGGTTGGGGCTTCTATGTTGGGTTCCAAGATTGGAGAGATTGTTTCTGCATTTAAGTTGATAGGTACCGGTGTTGTTCCAGCGACCGAGGGTCTTACAGGGTTTCAGATGGTCATGGCTAGTATTACCGGTCCGGTGATAGCTGTTGTAGCAGTAATTGCCGTATTGGTAGCTGCATTTGTACATTTGTGGAAAACCAATGAAGATTTCAGAAATAAAATCATAGGTATCTGGGATGGTATAGTAAATAAGTTCAAAGAAGCTGGTCAGAAGATAACTGATGCAATCAATTCTTTAGGCTTTGACTTCTCTGGTTTAGGTGAAGCTATATATGCTGCTTGGGATTGGATTTGTAATGCTCTTGCTCCTATTCTGTCAGAGATATTTGCCAATATTGGTAGATTGATTGGGGGAGTTGTAGATATTGTAGTAGGAGTGGTTCAGGTTATCTGTGGTATTATTAAAGGCTTTAAGGATGGTGATTGGTCACTATTCATTGAGGGTCTTAAATCTATCTGGGATGGTTTCTGGGCTATTGCAACTGCTCCTTTTGTAGTAGTATATAATGTACTTACTGAGTATCTTGCTAAGTTTGGTTTAACGTGGTCTGATGTATGGAAT